TGCTATTATCAGTAAGTACCAGAATTGGCATATTGGCATAGTCAGCAGTTGCACCATCGGCTACTTGGAAGTAGGCTACAGAACTCGGAACAGCAGCCGTTTCGCTATCTACCTCGGCATAAACACCGCAGGTCAAACCGCCACTTACAACTGCGCCAGATGAATGCGTGTAGGCAAACCATCCGCCATAAGCATTCCCAAGACTACCAGCCGTATTCTGGATGTAAACCCTGCCCCTAACACCCGCCATTGAGCCAGTGTATCCAGCTGCACCAGTTGAGGTAAGAACTGAATACAGACCATTAGTTGCTGTGGTTGTAACTCCTGTGGTAACAATTACATTAGAACCAAAATTACCTCTTCCAGCTACACCAAGCCCACCATCGGTTTGAATAGAGCCAGTTACCGTATCAGTTGAAGCTGTAGTATCGTCCTGAACTATCTTCTGAGCAAATGTAGCGGTAGCAGCAGCAACGGTTATCACAGCCGTACCAGCTATACCTAAAGCAGCCGTAGTTGCGCCATTTAGTATTGCGTTTCCATCGGTGACTGCCCTGACATATTCCGAACCGCCTTGACCATCAAGATAAACGTAATGGGTCGCTGCTACAGATATTTCGCCAGCGGTAAGGGTTAGGTTATTGGTTGGCAGGGTTACAGCAGTAGCCGTAATATTAACCTCATCAGTCCCGCCAATGGCAAGGTCTACTCCAGTTGTACCGTTTAGCATCAGGTAATCAGCGGTATCAGACCTTATGTATTCTCCACCACTCTGACCATCTAGATAGACATATTTGCCCTGAGCTACCGATATGTCTTCAGTAGATAAGGTTAAGTCACCGCTTAAGGTGACGTCACCATACATGGTCATAGTCACGTTGTTTGTAGAAGTACCGATGGCTATGTCATCCTGTGCGATTCTTAATATTTCCGCACCGACGCCCCAGTCATCAGCATCGTGGAACACCAATGCTCCACTATCCCATTTAGAATGTACTAATGTTAAAGGCATTATTTTCCTCCATACTATTTAGTTTTTACGGGAGTGGTTCCCCCCTCATAAGGTGAACGCAACATCTTATCCCTGGAAGGGTTAAGGGGAGCCTTCACCCTGGCTCCCCTTTTCTTTTTTCGTTTACCCATTAGCTAAGAACTGTCTCCCCTAAGTCTGAGACGTATCTACCCTCGCTAAGAATGACTAAAGCAGTAGCATAGCCAGCACCAGCATTGGATAGACGCATATCTACCCAATCATAGCCGTCGGTTAGACTCTTGCCATCAATCTCAACAACCAGCATCCTATTGTCATAAGTGCCATCGGTAAGCGTGAGGACACCATCAGCATCATTAGTTAATGCTGAAAGGGTTTCAGCCCCATCACTGTTGATGTCAACGGCAGTGTAGGCATAGTCAAAGGGTAAGGCTGCCGTGTTCGCAGCAGCAGTAGCCCCTTGAGTTACTGTTAGAACATAATCTCCAGTAAGAGCAGCAAAGGTGAAGATTATAGTAGCGTGACCGTGTTCAGTCAATTTGAAGGCATCCATAGTTACGCCAGCAGTATGGTCGGCAATTGCCAGAATGGGCACGATTTTTGTTAGTTCACAAAGTCTCATTTTTATATCCTCCTATCTCGTTTCTACAACCACGAATGGACTCTGAGTATTAGAACCCTTGAATGGGGTTAATGCAGAAGCCCACAATGGCTGACCATCGACCCGATAGACAAACCTAAAGGCTGTCTCGTCAGTTGTGAATTTCACGTGTATGGACGAGGCACTTTGCATCGAGCCCTTGTCAATCAAGACATACTGGGAGAAATCGGCAAATATCACATCGCCGACATCACCCACAGTAGCGCACTGCTCTATAGGTACAACTGGTCTACCGTATAGGGTTGCATAAGGTGCCACAGAAAGCCCGTTAGCGGGCATATATACTGCAATCCCAGCAGTACCACTGGCAAAGCTCATCGTGTGCAGTTCGGGTTCCACATCCTGATTTATGAACCAGACTGCATTAGCCCGACTTCTAGCCCACATCCTTGAATACATCTTGATGATGTTTTCAGCTAGAAGAGTATCAATAGCCTGGTTGGTTTCCTGTGTAACACTTACCAGACATCCTGAATTGAGAATACCCAGTGGCTGCCCAACGCCAGTCCCGTTGACGATAGCGTCATCTACTCTGAAAGCAAATTCCTCGGTAAATGCCTGCTTTACAACGGATTCCAGTGCCGAAGCATCCTGCAATAGCTCGTCAGTGGCATAGTAAAGACCGATAAGTTTCTTTAACCCTAATTCCATCATTCGGAACTTGGGGTCAGCAGCGGTCTTTGTTCCACCTTCGCCCAACCAGTAAGCCCGTACTCCACCCCAGCGTGAGCCAGTGGCACGAGATGTTTCGTCAATACCAAACATCTTTAACCCATTAGCATTGGCCGAGATTCCAATCTTCTTACACCTTGAAGCCACTTGACCAGTTTCATAAACTCTGGTAAGTAGCTCAGTGGCAAAGTCGGTTTGTACAAGATAGCCACCATCAGAAGGCACACCTTCGCTAAGACCAGTAGCCTTTAGGCGTGGGTCAACCTTCCCTTCCTGTGAAGCGATGACAACAGCCTTTAATTGCTCGCCAAAGCTTTCAAACTTGCGGTCGCCTTCGTCTAGTGTTACCTCGACCTCACTACCAGGGGTGAATTTATCCTTTGGTTCTTTTAGTTTTTCGACTGCCTCATTAGCAGCTTGCGTTGCTATTTCAGCAATCTCTTCTTTTGTTAATTCCATTTTTTCCTCCAATAAAAAAATCCGCCTTTTAAGCGGATTCTGCTAGATTTATAAGCTATAAGATTAGCTTACTTTACCCTGAGCCTTTTCAATGGCATCGGTTACTGCTATCCTGACAATCGCCAAAATTTCTTCCTTAGTGGTTGTAGGTTGGGCAACCTTTCCATCTTCAGGCTCTTCTCGCTCCGCCGAATCTAAAACCTCTTGGGCTAATTGCTTTATATCGTTTAGCCTTGTTCGGTTCTTCTGATTCAGCACAGCGCCCACCTTTTCTAATATATCAAACGGAATGTCGTCTCCGTGTAAACGCATTACTTCTCTAACCAAATTCCAAGCATCCTCTCTCACTTCGTCATTCATTCCTTCGGACTCTATAAGTTTTATAACGTAATCAAGATTATCGGCTATTTCTTCTTGGGAAGTTTCCCTTTTTTCGGGTGGCTCTGGAATTTCCTCTTTGTCCGCCCATATACCAAAGGCAGGTAATTCCCCAACCGCTTTATGTTCCTCAACCCATTTCTTCGCCCTTGCCATAGTCCAGTTATAGGGTTCCCTTTTGTCAAACATATAAGTCCGGACTTGCTTTTCCTTTCCACAATAGAGGGCTTTTATACCTTCTTTCTTAGAAATATCTATCGTAGCTGTAACAGCACATTCTGCCATCGGAATTCTAACCCAATCATCAGTCTCTTCTGGCTTAGTGATAACTTCAAGTTCTTTAGTTGTGATAACCCCATCATCAACAGCATTTCTTAAAGCATCAGGGTTTGAGGGCACGGGCACAATGGAAATCTCAAGTAATTCCTGCTTGGTATATCTCCGCTTCGGTGCTTTTTCACCATCGCCATCTTCCCACTTCTTGGGAATAAAACCGACTGACTCACATCTTAGATAGCCGGTACCGACCAACCTCTCTACAATATCGGCAAATTCATAGGTTCCTTCAGGCGGAAACTCAACGGTGTTCTTTAATTCACCTGTCGCTGATACATACACTCTCGGTGCTCTGCCGATAGGTAAAGTGCGATAATCGTGGGCATACATAATGACTGGGTTCTTTTTATAATTCTTTAAGTCCCAGCCACCAGCTTCAATCACCTCCCCATCTCGGTCTTGAGTAGAGGTTGAAGCAGTAAATTCATAAATTCTATCCTCTAATTTCTTAACCTCACAGTCAAGTACCTTATAAATTGTTTCAGCCATAATTTAACCTCCTATACTTTAACCCACAATACCCTTTCGTGGCTCAAATGTTATTCCATTATCGCCCTCATAGGGTAAAATATGAATAAACACGCCCCTTAAAATCTCATCAGGGATATCATCGGGGAAGGCTTCACATATATTGCCCCCCAAAATCTTATGTTTACATTTATTGCAAATTCCCTTGTCTGGAGAGACAAAATCCATGTTATTATCAGTAAAGCGATTCCCCATTATATTTCTTCCAGGAACATTTCAAGGGCATCAAATTTATTTTTAGAGCGGTCTATAAATACTCTAGTCTTTTGCCCCGTGACACGATATTGTGAACCTTTGTGCAATATTATTTCCTCCTCCTTTATTGAGAAAACCCTATAATCTACTCCCGATTTAGTTTTAATCTTAAATATAATTCTATGTGGGTCAGTGGGTTTACCCCTCGCAAAACTGGCTGCGATATTTTCCCGTGTAGTTGCGCTGGTTGTTGCATCCCAGGTTAAAGTTTTACTGTTTTTTATCGCATTAAATGTTTTGGCATCAATATTATTTATTCCCCTCCAAACCTCACCCTTATAGCGACCATCCTTCGTTAATGCTTTGTCAAATGCTTTGGCGTATTTCTTAATTCTGGGGTCGGCTATGCCCGTTCTTTGATATGTCCTGAAGTCGGAATAGTGGGAACTGCCCCAACCCCGCATAGCACCTTGTTCTGTTTCTGTTAATGTTTTTTGCCACTCTGCGCCACTGGGACCTTCAGGCTCAGTGGGCAGTTCCCTTTCTAGCTCACTAGGTATTATTGGCAAATAGGTGCAACGACAATTAGGATGAACAGGAATTAAACCCTCTGCTTCGTCCAATTTATAATACTTACCATGATAAGCCATGCAATCTTCACAGGTTCGCTCATCATCTGCAGCATAAAATTCCGCCTGTTCCAGACCACCTTCTTTATACCCCTGCAAAGCACCATAATTTGAAGCTCTTATAGTCTCAGTTCGGGCTAAGGTTTTGGCATGTCGGCTATATCTCTGGCTATAAACCTTCTCCACTCGTTTAGTTAATTTGGGGATAGATTCACCAATCTTAAATCCTTCAGCCAAACTAGCCTGCAATTCCCGCTTGGTAGTTCTATTTATACCCTTAGCTAATGTAAGTGATTTTGATGAAATCCATGCCAAAGCCTGTTGATTAAGCATTTCAGGCCCAAACTGCTTTAGTAATTCCACCAAACCTATTGCCTGTTTTGCACCTTCAATAACCGTGTGCTGAATTACAGGTCGGAATCCCTTCTTAAAGTCCTTAATTGCTTGTTTGTAATCAAACAGCGTTTCGGCAACATTCCGAGGCTGCTGCATTACATTGTTTATAACTTCATCTCGTTGCTTTAATAGGCAGCGATGGAAAGTCCGCTTAAATACATCTTCTTCCCGTTCTGTTCTAGCTGCATATAAACGCCATAAGGCTTCCTTGTGTGCTTCACTAGGAATCATTCTTCCTCTGGTTCTGGGGGAGGAGCAGTAAGCTCACCTTCCATTGATGATGGGATTAAATTCATTGGGATTAGAAATACATCCCCACCAGAAGTAGGGTCCAGTCCGTTTAATTTCCTGGCTTCATTTATGGTCATCCAGCCTGC